CGGGACAAGTGCGGCAACGTCGGCCACGGTCTGCCCTGCGTCGTCGAGCGTCCAGGTATCGGGCGTTGTGCCAATATAGCGTTGGCCGTTATAGATGCCGTACTGGCCGTCAAAGTCCACGGTGTCGGAGAGCGTGGAAAGCGCTTTCTCGGATGGGTAGGGTATTACATTGGGAGCGGGGGGGAATACCGCTGGTTTTGTTGACGGAGCCGAGGGATTAGGTCCGAATGATACCTTGCTTGTAAAATCGGGTATCGCGCCCGTATCGGCGGTATGGACGGATGGAGCCGCTTCAAAAAGCGTCAGCTTTGCCGAAAGGTCGTCATTCAAGTCTACGCCCGCAACAATACAGTCAATCGTTTCGAGGTCGGCAAGCCCGAAGGCGAACCAATCCCCGACAGCGGGTATATCGGCTCCGGCAGTAATAGCGGTATCAAGCGTCAGCTCGTGCGTATCGCCAACGTCTAGCACGACAGTTCGGTACACAGAAGTTCCAGCGGCGGTACGGATGCGGATAGCGTAAGACTTTCCCGCCTCCATCGTGAGCGAGTTGTCGGTTTCTACGGCGGTAATGTTCCCTAATCCGTCTACCGTGATGCCGGAAAGCCTGCCGTCGGCCAGTCCCCATCGCGGCGCGTGATGCGTTACCTTTACCAGTTCCCCGCGTTTCACGGCGAGATTCTCCGCGTCCATATTGACGGTGAACAATTCAGGGCGCAAGCGCCGCACGGCAAGCAGGTATCGACACCATGCGAACACTTGCGCGGGGTTAGTGTTGAAAGCCGCCTCTATCGTTTCAAACTTAGTTGCTTCGGTATATGCAACGTCGGCAGTCTTATCGGTTCCCCAGCAATCGCGCAACACACCGTCTTGTTCTGTGTCGTACTTGTAATCGTCATCAAGGACAATGCGCTCATCGAGGGTATAGTATTCGTTAGCGTTGATAAACTTCACGCGGTAGCCGTGCAGTTCTTCTCCGAACACTTTGCGTCCCTGGAATCCCCAGGAGTTATGCGGTCCGATATGCTGTTTAGCCGTGGTCTGCTCTTGATCGACAACTACGCCATATTTCCCCTCGGACATGGTAAGCGAAGCACGGGCAGGTGCGAGAATCCTTACGATAAGTTCCGACAGCTTCAAGGACGAAGTAACAAGGCCGTTGATCTCCACCTTGTACGCATTACTTCCCGTTCCCTTTGCCGTATCGCACCATTGCGCAAAGGCGTATATCGAGGTCCAATCCATTTGTGAGGTAGTACGTGGCCTCGGATTCCCTGGACCCATGATCGCATGAACAAAGGCAAGCGCGGCGTTGCGAGGATTCGAGGCGATGACAGCGGCCCAATCATGCGCGGGGTCGGAGGTGGCGATATAGGAATAATCGGCGGCAACAAGGCAATTCAGTTTAGTGATACAATTCTGCACAGCCTCGGATGCCTTTACCTTTACGCCAAGGATCGCCACTTTCTTGCGGTATGCTTCCGGCATAACATCAAGGCCAGTGTGTGAACGTAAGGAGGTCCAGTAGACTTGATCTTGTATTACAGGGTCGGTCGCGTCTGCGGTTTCTCGCATAACGAATACTTCATACTGTCCGGCGGTCATCGCCGCAGAGGTCGCGGTAAAGCGGAGTGTTTCAGCCTTATTCCGCGTGATCGTATTTGAGCCAGAATCGAACGTTCCTAAGAGCGTCCATGCGTTAGGCGGTGAGCCTGTAGCGGCTTTCAAGCGGTAGTACGGTTTAACAACAACGGTCGCATTGAGTAAGTCATCGGTTTCGTATTTAACGAGCTTCGGGAAGGTAATCGTTACCGCAATGCTTGTTGTGTTTTTCGCCGTGGTCTGTATTGTCGCGGGGACTACTATTACTCCAACGTCAGATTTAGTCTCGTTGACAAGCGTTGAGGCTAGGGCGCAGTAGATGACCGTGGAGGATATACCAGTAACAAGAAACTGCTTATTGTTTCCATCGTTCGAGAAGCCGTAAAAATCAACATAATCGCCGACCTGTACATCATTGTCGGAATCGGTCCAATCGCCAGAGCTTCGGGTAATAGTCCGCGCAGATGCGTCAACGGTGAGCGATAATCCGCTAAGGACATGGTACCGAGACAGAAGCGTCTGGAAGTTTTGCTCGATGACTTCTTTTCCAAAGAATGATAGCGCCGTGCCGGACTGCCTAATCTCCACTTCACAGCCAGGGAGTACACCGTCAACGGCTATTGTCCCCTCGGTCGTGTTCGCCGTATTCGAGGCTACAAGCATTTCGCCAAACTGGATATTTGATACGGTAAGCGGCGCATAGCCTAGTACAAACGCCATGTATAGGTACTGATCTTTTCCATCAGTTCCACTAATCATGGTATATGGAGGACAGAGGTATCCAGGGGTTATAAGGTTGCGCCCAAGGACAAGTGGTACTTTGCCGTTCGGGTTGGATTGATTCGACGCGCCGCGAATTGAGGGATGGTTACTTGTTCCCATTTCGTCGGCATACGGTCCACCAATAACGCCGGAAGCAGTAAGTCCACCGCCAATCATCATACCGACGCCTACAGTAACAAGCGATGCCGCACCTACGGCAACCCATAATGCGCCGCCAGTGAGGATGCCGCCGATAATCAGCAGGCCAAAGCCTAGCACCATCGCGGCGATACCGCCTATCGTTTTTCCCTCTGCCGCTTGCTCTCTATCAGTACCGCCGTTTGCCGGAACAATGCGAACAATAACCTCATCGTTATCTTTCAGCACCGTACCCTGGCGCTTGTCGGCGCTAATTAGTGTTCCATTGACGAAGGTACGCACCATAAGGCCACGTGGAATATCGCTTCGTGCGCTTTTCACTAAAGAGGCTAGGGTAGCTCCCGACTCGATGGATGCCTCACGGCGTTCATCGGTAAAAGGGTGAGGGAAGAAATAGACTTTAGCAGACACGGTAATACCCCTCTATCTTTGTGCAGAGCCGATACGATGAAGCCGACTCAATGACCGAATACGTCCCGCGCATTGTGTGAAGAATCTCGCCACCCCCCAGATATAGCCCGACATGGCTTAACGCGCCGCGAATCCGCATAAGGGCAATATCCCCCTCCTGCGGCGTTTCAACCTTGACCACGTTCAGCTTTTTCAAGCCCATCGCTACTTGTCGTTCGCTTTCGTCCCGTGTCGATTTTTCATAGTCATCGAACGCCGGAAGCGATTTGCCGAATTGCTCTTGCAAGACCAGGCGCACAAGCCCCCAACAATCGCAGCCCTTCCGTGAGCGCCCTGCGTCTACGAACGGTATGCCGACATATTGCGCGTAGTTCATACGAACAACCCCGGCGCTACTTGCGGCGTTAATTCTATAGGGAGCATGGCGTAATCTAGCGCGTCATCGATTGCCAACGATGCCTGAATTACCTCGTCATCGTAATTTATATCCTTCACTATGTATGAAATACCTATCACTGGCTCAAACACGCCGCCTGTTCCGTCAAGGCGTTCTGAACCGTCAAGCGTCCATGTACCATCGAGTGCCAGGGTTCCCGATTCGTCGTACCATACGGCTTGCACGGCTACGGTAATAAAGTCCCCGACGGAGCGAAGGGCGGCAATTAAGGCATTATCGTTGTATGTTGTAAGCGAAGCAGAGGCTATATTATCCGTTGTTTCAGCGTGCCAATCGAGGATGAAGGGAATCGCGGTATAGGTATGCCCGCCGTACACTAAATCGGCGTTGTTGTTCGTGATATAGATTGTGGAAATAGAGGCGTGTGAGATTGTGAGAAGGACTATATCAGCACCATTCGTCTGTTGTGCGAAAAGTGCCGCCTTTACCTTAGCCGATATACTCACTCCCAAACCTCCAATTCGACGTTAAGCGTAAATTCATGGTCGTTTGGCATATAGCTAGGCGGGTTACCCTCGGGCATAAATCGTGCGGGAAGATACACGGGAGAAGTGTCATCATCGAAAAGCCACCAGGCGGGGAAGTAGAATGTATCAATACCGAAGTGCGTAGTAGTCATGTAGAACGTCTTAAAGATTGCTAATTGCGCCTTAGTCAGCGAATAGGTGTAGCGGTGTGGACTCGGTGCTGTCGTCGCCTTCAATCGTATCTTTGCGGGCCCAGCGTCCATTTTCGTTACCTTGCGATTGTCAGGAAGTGATACAGCAGCGCCATCCTGCAAGGGGCGCTGTGGTAGTGTTGTCGGCCAGTATTCCATTAGCTTTTCCTCACTCCCCCGGCGTTAGCCGTCGCTACTTCCTGCTTTACAAGTTCCTTTATTGTCAGCACGAGCTTTCTATTCCCCGACGCATCGGTAATTGTCTTAGCCTTGCCAGTAATAGGCGTGCTTGTCTGATTGATTATTTGTACGCCGACACTCCCACCGCCCGACGATTTAACGCCGAGCCTTCCAGTAGAATCGCGGGACAGTGGCATAATCGCCTCGGGCCCAGCTTCGGCAAAGATCCCGCCAGATGCGAAGGCGAACATTTGCGGCTTGTCGTAAACGTTGTTCGCGTAAGCGTGGAGGGAAGGGGAGGCGTACACACCGCCTTGTGCGTTCGCTTTCGCCATGCCAACGCCGACCTGTCCTACAAGGCCGCCAGCGATAAGGCCAATAGCAAGCGGGTCGTCGGCAGGGTTTCCGTTGCCGAGCATGGATAAGCCGACCTGGATTGCCAGCTTCGGGAGCATTTGTAACAGCGTTTCGAGCGTGTTGCCCATCGCGTCGCCAAAGGATTCCCAGCCATCAGCGCCGGAAACAAGCGCAGAACCAAGGTTGTACAGTTCATCGGCAAAGGTATTGATCGCGGTATCGCGGAGCGCGTCACCAAAGGAGATCGCCGCTTTGGTCAGCGGGTCGTATTGTTCGGCTAGGTCTTTTAGCGCCTGATTGTAGCCAGCGGCAGAAATCTCGCCATTAGCAAGCGCAAGGGTAAGGTTGTCCTGTGCTTCCTGGTACTTCTCAGCCTCGGTATAGGCTTGCTGAACGGTATAGCCGGAAATGTCGCCAGTATCGGCATTGATACCAATAGGGCGTTCCTGCCATCTTCCAGAAGGAGCAGCGCCCTCGAACGCCCTCATATTCATTTCTAGGAGCTTCGCGGGGTCGTTTAGTACTTTCCTCAAGCGCTCATCGTCTGTAGAGATGGTTGAAGCACCCCGTGATGCGAAATACTGTGTTAGCGCCGCCCATGAACCCTCGCCAGCCTGTGGAACAAGCCCCATTTCCCTATTGCGCCTATATATTTCGTTGGGGTCGTATTCAGTCACCCCGGACCGTAGGAAGGCTACAAGATCGGGATTTTGCACAGCCTCAAGGCCGCGATCCCCTGCTATTCTGTCAACGTATGGCTTATCCCATCCGTATGCCGTAGAGCCTGAAAGTTCAGAAGCGGCAAATAGTATTTGCTCTTGCTGTGCGGTCAGCCCCATAGCACCGCGCTTGTTCATGCCGCCGTAGTAATCGGCCTCATACATCGCTTTGCGCTGTTCGGGCGTTATCTCTTGCGCCTTCTTTTCGGAAATCCAGCTTGCACGGTTCCAGAGATAATCGGCCATAACCCCGGATGGAGGTTCGGACATTTGGTCGAGCGTTGATTCTTGGCCTACCTGTATACGCCAAAGCGCCTCAGCTACGGCTTCGGGGTCTTGTACCTGTTCAAAGCCTGTTCTACCAGCGTATCGGTCGGTATATCGCCGCCCCATTGTTCCAATGCGGTATTGCTGTGCGTTCATTGCCGCATTGAGCGCCGCTTGCTGTGCTTCTGGATTGCCCCATGCGGGCATATTGGGGTTGTATTCCCATTCCGGCGGCTCGGAAGTACCATATTGCGGGTTCATCATCCATCGAGCGCCAAAGAAGTCAGCCGGTAATGCCGCCCGTTTTTCAGCCTGGTATTTTGTATATCCTTTCATCCACTCGGCCATGTGATTGCCGGGGTCTGAAAGTAACGCAAGGCGCGATTCTGCACTTGAAGGGTCGTATCCCATCGCTGCCATTTGTTCGGCTATAGAGGGAGCGTTCGACCAATCACCAGGGGGCGCTATGCCAGATTGCCCCTTTGCACCAGGGAGTCTAGCGTAGTAGGCAAACATATCGTCAATATTAGGCGGCTGGACATATCCCATTGCCTCCATTTGCTCGGCTATAGAGGGAACATTAGACCAGTCGCCAGGAGGTGCAATACCTGATTGCCCTTTTGCACCCTTAGTATAAAGGGCTTGTAGTGCTTTGAATGGGTCGGCGTCTTTATCTTCTTTCTTCCAGCCGTATCGGTCTATGTAGTCATCAATGACACTGATTGTCGCTTCGCCAAGTTTCCATAAGCCGGAAGCGAGAAGTGTTTGTTGTAGGTCGTCGGCCTTGCGGGTAAATTCTTTCCTAAATTCTTCCTCGAATTTCGTACCCTTGACGTTCTCGAATCCGAGCTTTTGCTGTTCAAGGAATTGAGTAACAAGATCGGTACCAGAAAGCAGATTGCCGCGTACCATCGTACCCTGGTCGGTCGGCACCCAGGGGCGTTCGTATGCTTGTATCTTCTGTCCGACAAGCACATCGCGCCACGGAACGCGGTCGGAGGCCACGGGAACGCTTGCCGTACGATAGCCCTGTCTGTTTTGTTCTGCCTTTCCGTATCCCGATTCCGCTTGCTGTGCTTGTATCCGGTCTATTAAACCTTGTAGTAATTCATTTTCATATTTTGGGCCGTATAGCGGTTGCCAGCCGCCATCGGGCGCGGTGTGAAAGATGTTCCAATTAAAGCCGGTGAGCTTAGTTAATGGATTCTCTGCTGCCGCCGAATTGCGTTCCATGATTGTCTTTAGCCCAGCAATCAAGGAATTGGGGTCGCCCTGGCCTGTACGTAAGTAATACAACGCATTAGACTTTGAAATCATCGTGTCCATCGTTGTATTAAGTTCATCGAGCGCAGTTTTAAGTGTGGGTATGACTTCTCGGCCTATCGTGCTAAGTACAGCCTTGAAGTTATCGGCGGCGATTGACAGCTTGCCTTCAAAGGTTTCAGCGGTCTTTTCCATCATGCCGTGGAATTGGCCGCCTTCCTCAGTAAGCGCCTTTAGTGCTTTCTCTATCTCGGGGAATCCAACCTTGCCCTCACTTACGAGGATACCGACCTGATGGACCGACTTTTCCATGACTTGCGCCAGGGCTTCAAAGATTGGTACGCCAGCGTTGACGAATTGGTACAAGTCCCTGGTTAGTACGCGGTTCTGTGCAAGCGCCTGTCCATAGGCCAGCGCCAGCCGTTGCATGGTTTCATCGTTACCACGCGCTACGTCGCCCATGCGCTCCAATGTCGGGATTATTTCCTCGGTAGCAAGGCCGAAGCCCTTTAGCATCTGCGCGGCGCTTTCTACGCCCTGGAAGGTAAGCGGTGTTCGTTGCGCTACATCGTAGAGCCTATCAAACATTTGCGAACCGGCTTCAACGTCTTTTAGGAATACACCCCAGGCTACACGGGAGCGCTCGAAGGAACCGGCAAGTGTTATGGCCTGTACACCTAAGTCTTTTAGTTCGGTAAGGGCGCGGCGTGTTACCGAAACGCCGAGATTTAATGCGGTGGAATAGCCTGCTATTTTTAGGGCAAGGGAGCCGAAGGAATCGCCAGTTTCTTTATTTGCAATAGCGTGTTGCTTCTGGCCGGTTGTATGTTTCAGCATAGCATCGGTGAGATTCTTGATAGCTATTTCGGTATTTCGGGACTGGTTGGCGAGAATTTGGAGCATCGTGGTAGTTTCATTGATGCCCTGGTTGCTTACTTGTACAACTAGTCTTGCTTCATCGCCCATGTTCACCGTTCCCTACGTCTCACGACGTTCTGCCAGCCACTTTACTATTTCCGCATCCATCGCCCTTATTGCTTCAATTTCCCATGCGCTTAGGCGATAGCCCATTACTTCTTGATAGTCCAGTAAATCGCGCCACGTTACCTTAGCCCCCGAAAAGCCGGGGGCAAGGCCGCTTCGTAGATCAAAGAAGATAGACCAGAGGTATTCAAAGCCTTCGGGGATGCGAACAGAATCAAGTTGCTCATCATGCTTTCCCGTCCTTTTCTGAATCGCCTCTAGTTGTTCCCGCAAGGATGTTTCGCCGTCCTTCTCGGGAACATTTAACTCGCAGTACGCCCTAACCGCTTCAAGTAACGCAGTTAGGGCTTCGGAAAATAATTCCTTCTCGTCGTAATAAAGTTCCCGGCGAATATGGTAAGGTAGGGCAGTTCAACGTATTTCTGTTTTACTGCTTCCTGTGAGAATTTCGCCTCTTTGCCGTCATCATCTTCCCAGCCCTTCCAGCCTAGTGTGCAACGTGAGTACAATTCGCACTGGTCGTTATCCTTTAAGCCATTTATGCCATGCGCCTTATTTCGTGCGGTTATTTCCTCTAGCGCCGCCTGGAATACCTTTGAATCGGCACCCAGGAGGGTAAGGAACGCACCAGAGGGAGCGCCGGTAATGGGGTCAGGGACTTCGGCCTCTACGCCTTTTTCGGCAAGGGTCTGTGAATCACAGCGAGAAAACTTCATCGATACTCCTTACGCTAATTTCCACCAGCGCCAGTTAATTAGGCCGGTGGTAGCATCTTTTTCTATCTGCAAGGGCAGATTCTGGATGACATCTTTTTCTGTCTTTGCAAACTGATCGTCGAGGATAAAAGCACGGGGAACATCTACGGCGTAGCCGGTAGTTCCGGCGGAATCAAGGAATTTTAGGCCAAGCGCAATGCGGGTTTCGGCGGCGTACTTCGTCCAGAAGCTAGATCCCTCGACGTACATCGAGAGATTGCCGGTGAGATTCGAGCGTCCGTATGCAATGCCAGTAGCCTCGGCAAGCCCTATGGAGAATTGCGGGCTTCTATCGTTTGCCATCGCAAGCTGTAATGACGTGATTGTCGCTACAGGGGTAGCATCAATCGCTACAACACAGTCGGTCGCACGAATTGGCAGGGTTACGCTTGCTTCGGTGTAGGATCCGGCATACTTCACGGCGGCAGGGCCGACTACGGATTTGGCAACGAAGTCAAAGCCACAAGTAACGATGGAATCAAGCCCGATATCCAGGGTCATCCCGTTCGCTACGCATCCTAATGCTTCCCAATAAAGGGAAGTACCAAGGTACGCATCCTCGAAGGCTAAGGACTTCTCGGTACTGCCGGTGATGCAGTAGGAACAGCGCTGTACAGTGATACCAGCCTGCGAAGTGGCGGCGGTTAAAAGTGAATCGCCAGAAACGGGGTCTTTTGCTTCGCCGAGCGTGAGAAGGTCAGCACCCCGCGCTGTTACTTTGAAAAAGCCGTTATTCGCGGTGTAGCTTGTCCCGAATCCCGACACCTTGACGTAATCACCTACGGCTATTGCACTTCCCCCAGTACCGCCGATGCCTGTTGCCGCCATTGTGTTGGTAGTTCCCGCTACAACAGTTACACTGAGTGCGGCGATTGCGTCCCCGGCGGCAACCCATGCGTTCATATTCGCGGAAGCTATGAAGTCCTCGAATGTACCGTAGGAAAGTTCGCCAGTTCCACGGAATGTGTTTGTTTTATTACCGAGCCGCCCTTGTGCGACAGACCTATCGCCTACCGCCTGCTGGCTCTGTAAATTTGTTCTTTGCTGCCGGATACCCTCCGAGGACAGCAAAAGCCTCGTTTTAGTAAATGCAGTCCCGCTAGGAGTACCTAACGAGGACTCTGTAACATACGACGGCTGCCATCGTGAGCCGCTTTCTCTTGCCATACCACCCTCCTGTACGCCTCACGGCGTTCAGACATCTGCTACCCAATAAATCCGAATAGCGACTACATACGCGCCGCTTTCATCAAACATCCCGCCGGTTCTGCCACATGAGGTAACTGTTACCCCTTGCCCGTTATAACTAAGCTGTAGCCCTTGCGGGAAACAATCCATAATCCGTTCAGCCTCAGTACTCGCAGGAACGTCGCCATTATCCCGTGGGTCGCAGACATTGATCTGCATAATGCCCGTGTGCCGTGTTCGTGCGCTTGCGCCTATCCCATCAGAGTTAGGGTTAGGGCCTGGAATCCATGCTATGCGATACCAGAGCGCATCATTAGGCGGCGGCTCTTCTATGCCTGCTACAATGTGCCGCTTATTCTCGAACCATGTTGACGCGCTAGGAATTGCGGCACCAGGGGAGGCGGCGGTTGCCCGAGTTACGAGCGCATGGCGTACTTCTAACAGACTCATACGCTCCCCTTCTTCTTAGCGATAGACAAGCCAACCATGCCGCCGACTGCTTGCGTTGAGAAACCATTAATCGTTTTACCCTTACCTTTCTTAGGAGGGTTAGGATAAAGCCCATATTCATGTACAACGGCGACGATGCTGTTATTAGTCAGGAACGCATCGCCCTTTTCGGGCTTCCATCCGACCGCAACGCTTTTTACTTCGCTTATTACTAAAGCGCCTGACGTATCGGCAATTTCCCGTGTACCGCTTGCCGGTGAGCCTATCGAGGGTATCCAATTATTCGTAGTGATACCCTTATCCTTGGGTGTACCCATGATGATATCGGTCGCCAGTTCGATATACACTTTCCGGCAATTCTGCTCATTCTTTGCCGCAACTTTGCCGATAAACTGGTCTATCGCCACGGAGAATTGGCCGTTACCTGTCATATTCTCGCCTGCACTTCGTAATAAATCACCGTATCCCCTGGTTGAAAGGGAATCACGTTGACTACTTTCAGCGCCGTTACGCCATCCTTCTGGTTGTCTAAGTATTCAGTACCGTCAAGCGTCCATGAGCCATCAAGGGTAAGCGTACCTAATCCGATAATGAATCGATCTTTCATTGACGATAGCGGTATTTCAGCCCTGGTCGTATCAAGCGCGGAAACCATAAAGCGCCTGTCGCCAGAGAGAATCACTGTTCCATCAATATCGTGTAAGTCGTATTTCAGTTCGAGCGCATACGTTGTGTAATCAGTGAAAAGGCTTGCGGGCTTCGTATGTGTTACCGTGAAGGGCGCTACGTCAAGCGTCCAGGTGTCGCCAAGTACAGGGTCGTAGGAATAGGTGTAGCCAGCGGCCTCGGCGGGATAGTGCCGA